ATGCCGAGCAAGCTCATTCTGGATCGGCGTACCGGCCTGCCGTATGGCTGGGGCATCTGGATGGGCAACCGCAAGCACGCGGCTGCGCCATTCAACGACGACCAGGTGATAGATGTACTGCTGGCGCGTGGGCAGCCGCCCAGTAGTGGCATGGTCGGCGTCTCTCTGCTGTCGCCGTTCCAAGCGTTCCGCAGCCTGTGGTGGCAGCACTGGGACCCGCGGCCGAAGGATCAGCATCGGCAGCACTGGCTGGCGGTGCTTGGCAGTTTTCTGATCCACCTCGGTTTTATTGCGCTGCTCGTCTGGGTTGTCGCCGTGCGCTGGGCGCCGGAAGAAACCACACCCGGCGACGAATCGCGGGTCCGCATGACCTTGATCGGCAATGGGGCGGCAGAGCAGGGCGGCGAGGAAGGTCAACCTGCGGCCGAGGCGTCGACGCAGGCGGCTGCAGCTACGACGTCTTCGCCAGCGCAAGCGGGTACATCGGCGGCGAAAAGCGAACCAGCTCCATCGTCGACACCGACATCAGCGCAGCCAGCAGCCGATCCTCTCGAGCGCCCCGACACGGCCCATGCACCAGAACATGCGCCGGAACCGGTGCACGCTGCCAGCGAACCCGTCACAGCGGATATTCCGCAGGTGACGGTGCAGGTGCCGCCGGTAACGATCGAATCGCCGCTGCAGGTCACCGAAACCGCAGTCGCCACCACCGACTTTGTGGTCCCGCCGCCGCCAACGATCACTCTGACGCCGCGTGCGATCCAACGGGCAGCACCGCAGGTCCAGGTGCGTCAACGCGACATCCAGACGGTGACCGAACGCCCGCAGGTGCGCGAAATGCAACGTTCGGCCACCGATATGGCGGTGCGCTCTCCCACGGCCCCAACGGTGCGCGAGCGCGACATCGTCATCCCCGAGCGCCCGCAAATCGCCACGCCGGCTGCACGCCTGCATGAGATCTCGCCGACGGTGCGCATGCCTGACATCGCGGTGCGTCCTGCAGAGCTTCCGAACGTACCGGATCCGGCGCCTGCGCCAGTGGCGGCGACACCTGTCGTGCCAGCGACGCCTGCGACTCCCGACCCGCGGCCAGCCACCGTGGCGGCGCCATCCACGCAAGCAGCCGCGCAACCTGCGCAGTCGCAGGCCAGTCCTGCTCGGTCCGAGCGTTCCAGCAGCGTGGCGGCCGCTGCATCGTCGCCTGTCAAGCCTGCCGCCAGCAGTCATGCCGGCCTGGCGCCTGCCGATCGCAGCGGCGGGTGGAACGCGGCCGCCAACGCCGACGACTGGAGTAAATCCGACCGCAATCGGGAAGGCGACACGACCGGTGCCAGCGCCCAGCGCAACGGCATGTTCAATGCCGATGGCAGCGTCGAGGTGGCCACCGGAACCGGTGATGCCGGCAAGGGTGCAGGTGACCGCGGACCACCGGGCAGCGAGACCGATACCTGGACCCGCGACCAGATCGCCCAGGGCGGCACCTGGCTCAAACGTCCGCCTTACGGCTACACGCCGACCTCGCTGGACAAGTATTGGATGCCGAACCAGACGCTGCTGCAGGAATGGGTGCGTCGCGGCCTGAAGAAGATCGAGATTCCGATCCCGGGAACGACCACCAAGATCAGCTGCGTGGTGTCGCTGCTGCAATTCGGCGGCGGCTGCGGCCTGAGCGACCCCAACCTCAACGATCAACCCGCAACCGCACGCCCATCGCCGGACGTCCCGTTCAAGCGGGAGTTGCAGGAAGACAAGGGTGTGCTGCGCCGTAGCGGCGAGTGAGTGTCATGCACCGTGATGAGCGATCGGTGGCCCGTTCAAAGTCATCAGTCGATACATCACCAGTTCGCGAGCTTGTCCCACGTGGCTTGCAGCGATACAGAGAAAGCGCATTCATGACCAGCGGCGGCCGTGAGTTTCTGAAATGGCTGGCTGCCGTCTTCATGACAGGCGACCCATGCTTTGAAGATTCTCGTGTTCGGCTACGTCCAGTGCCCGGCGCGATCTTACATAATATACATTATGCGAAGTGGGCTGTTGACGCTGCTGTGCGCCCTGGCGGCCTATCACTGCTGGTCCCTCCACAGGAAGCGGACTGGACAATGATATTAGACACCTACGATCGCGTAGACCTGACCGGCCCCTGGGCCGGTTTTGGTTTTCAGGGGCATCGGTTCTTCACTCCCGAAGGCCGAGATATCGACCCGGTGGGAATGCGCTACTGGTCGCTCACATGCAACATCGCGCGCGAGTGGGCGCTGATGATGGCCGAGGAACGCCAACGCGTATGGCATGCAAGGCCGGCCGACGTGATCTACCTGCGGGACGTGCTCCGGCGCAGGCGTGAAATGCGGTTATCAATGGTGGATGGCGCGGGGTCCGCCGACAGAGCGCGTGTGGTCCGGCAGACACGTGGGCCACGAAGTCCACGGCGCGGGTGAGGCGTTATCCGTAGGGGCTATGCCCCTACACCCCTACAATGCCGGTTCATCATCATTGGGGGACGCATGAGCTACAGACCGCAGAACAACCACGACGGGCTTTGGTGGGAAATCGCCCTGGGCATCTTCGTCGGTCAACTGATGACCGCAGCCTTCGCGGGTGTGGTGGCCCTGTGCCTGGGCTACTTCACGCTGCGAAGCGTGAGCGCAGGACTGCCGACACCACTACCGCAACGGATTTACACACCGCGCTCCCAGCAAACAGACCCGACACCAGTACAACTACGGCCGCTGGAATCGGACGAACGATGCATTCAACACAAACGGTTCCAGCGCCTGTCAAATGGCTGGCAAGAGTTGCCGCACGATCCGTGCTAAATCGTGATGCGTCACGAAACTACATGTCCAACGTGGTAGCCGGCGTGCTTGTGGTCGTCTGATACGGCTTGCTCTCGGGGAACGTGCCGAGGCTGCGCGGAACATGCCCAATCACGCCGCTTCTTTGGTGATCGCGATCAGCGCCACCGGCGTCACTCCCTGCGGTCGCAACGCCAGCAGCGCCGTCGCTCTTGCCATCAGGCGAGGTGTTATAGAGGCGTGGATCCTGCTCGCGCACTGGCTCGTGCCACGGCCACGCCGTCGCCACCACTGTGTGCTTGCCCGCAACAAGCCGCACACCATATGGCTGCACCGTCGCATCGAAGCCCAATGCGCGAAGCTGGGCAAGGTCCAGTTGCTCAAGCACGATATTCGACGTGTCGATCCACTGGAGCCACGCACGATCATGCCCGGCAACCTGCGCAATGGCAGCAACACGAATGCGACCCTTTGCGGCGAGCTCGATCACATAGCGCTGTTCCGGCGTCAGATCGGCGAGCGGATCAGCCACAACCGCCGCAACGGCCTGCTGCCCAGGTGCGGACACCAGCTCGCCCGGCTTGAAAACCTGCCCGACCGCTGGCGTCGATGACGGACCAGCAGCAGCGGCATGCGGTGGCTGTTTACCCTTGTTGAAGTAGCTGGCGAAGAAATAAAGCCCGACGCCGCCAACCACCAGAAAAATCACGGCGCGCACCGCCATCGCGGCCCAAACGTTTTTGCCGCCTTCTTCATAGACCTCGGTGTTTTCCGCACCAGGCGCATAGCCGTCATACAACGGAAAAATCGCCGAATCGTATTTGAGCGTCTGGCCGCCCACCTTCTCGAATTTGCCGGGCGACGTGGTGTGGAAATACGTCACGCGGTACCGGCTTTTCATGCCAACGGCAGTGAGCTTCTGGAACGTGTTTTTCTTCTCGATACGTGCTTTGACCGCTGAATGCAGGCGGTTGATCCACTGCGTCATGATGACCGCATCGCCACCGTTCTGACCGAGCAGCGCCCAGAAATTCTCAACAGCCGGTTCAAGCGGCTTGCGCTCGTTGACGTAGAACTCGTGGACCTCATCGATCACCACAAGCGCATCCTTGAAGTCATCGGGGATACACCACTTGCCCGACTCATCTTGGGTGCATGCGAACAGCTTCGCCACGTCCTTCGTATCGACCAGCACGAGCAGATCGCGCACGTCTTTTTCCTGCATGCCCAGGTGCTTGGCAATGCGGTCATGACGCAAGCCGTTGAGACGTGCAAAGACGCGACGCCCCTTCTTGATCGCAGGAAGAATGTGATGCTTTACCGCGTCGTAGCTCTTGCCGGCACGCGGTACGCCTTCGTTGAAAACGAGCATGTCACCAAATCCCAAGCGTCAACACGCGACGCAACAAGTAGAAGATCATCGCAGCGCCAATGGCAACCAGCGACGGCCCAATCATGAAAACGTCGGCGAACCACAAGATCGTGCTGCCTGCATTTCCCAACATGCCGCCAATGCTCTGGCCTTTCATGAAATCAGGCATCGGCAGCAAGTTAATCACGTAGAGAACCGCCGAGAGCATCTGATCGAGCCACATCACAAACAGGTCGCCAATGAAATCGGCGAACGCCTGCCAAATCAATTTGACAGCCTTCCAAATCCATGCAGTTAGATCACTGAACCAACCAACTTGCATACCGCGCCCCTTATGTGACAGCAATGCGCATCGCCGCATACGCGGCAATCGCCAAAATGACCCACCCACACGCACGCAGAAACCCAAGAAACGTGCCACTACAGTGAAAATCAATCTTCATGGCATCCCAGAACCTCGACGCACCCAAGGTAAACACGGGACACGATCCGCCAGACGGAACCGTCATAAAACTTGCGATGCCACCTGCAATGGGCGTAGCGCGCACCTGGGCCGCGAACTTGGACACAACCGACTCCACTGTCTTGTCGCTCTTGGTATACAGATCACCCATCGGTGCACCCGCGCCAGGATCATCGCCGTCGCCATCGCCATCGCCGTCACCACCACCAGAACCGCTATGTGACCCTTTGCCGGTACCGTCGCCCTTACCGGAACCGTCCTTGCCATAGGTGCTATCAAACGTGGTGACGTTGGAATTGGTGGTGACGCCGCCTCTCGTTTCCGAGGACGCGCCCTGCCCTGTGACCTTCCAGTCGCCACCATTAGACGGCGCATCCTTCGGGGCATTGATCGCCGCGTTCTCCGGCGATTTCGTTGCGGCCTGATTGTTGTTATCGGCCTTCTTGACACCCGACTCACCGGGAGACCAACAAAACTGTTTGCCGGTGGAAGCGGTCGCACACTGCTTGCCATCGCTACGAATGCACATCGTGAGCGTACCGGACTGCACGCAATCCTGATCCTTCACACCCTGCCCTGTGCCATCGCCGTAGCTACACGTTGCACCGGTAGGCTTGGCACCAGCCAAACTGAAATAGGTTTTGCCGCCCGCGCTAAACGTATCAGCGGAGGTAGCAGGCCCCATAGCACAGCCAGCATTGCAACTTGCACCATTACCCAATGCTGACCAACCGGATGTTGACGACGGCCGAGAAGCACACGTCGCGCCTTCCACATACAAGCGCGTCCTCGTTTCATAACGAGGCCCAGGCGAATCGCATGGCGTGACATAAGCCTCATACGACGAGCCAGCATTTTTAACGACACCCGGACACCAACCAGATGAGCCAGAGTTACTCTTGGCCGCTTGTGCAGCCGCCACAACACTTGCAGCAGCGTATGCCGCCCCCTGGTCAGGACACTGTGAGGTAATGACAGCAGTGCTAGTAGAACAGGTCATATCCTGCGCAACCACTTCTGACACACCAAAAATAGAGCAGAGGAAAACACATAACCACAATGCGCGAAAAATCACGTGTCCAATCCCTTGACCGCAGCCCAACCGCACAGGGCGCCCATGAATGCACAGAACAGTAGAACGATCATCGTGACCCCCTGAAAGAGAGAGGGCGACACCGAAGCGCCGCCCTGCCCTCACCACCATTAGCCGAAGAAGCCGGCCACCTTCTTTGCACCCCACTTGGTGAAGCCAACCAGCGCGATCAGCGCGGCAGCACCCACAACAGCGGTCACGGCATCAGCCGCACTCAGACCCGACAGAATGTCACCCATGTTTTCTCTCCTCGTTGATTGATTAATTTACCGGTCATTGAACATGCCCGCGACGCTGCCGGCGAGGCGTCCCAGGACGAACCACACGATCACCACACCGCAGCAGCCGGTGGACCACGCTACGGCGTCCTCCTTGCTGGGCATTGCGAACGCTTCTTGCACCAGCGCATACACGCTGTATTCGCTACCCGTAACCAGCACGTAACCACTGCACTCGCCGACCGATTGGCCGGTAGGCACCAACGTGCCATCAGCTTGCAAGGCTACGCACACGGCCATGGCTTAAGCCGCCACGCGTGCATGCGCTTTGACAGCGCGCAACACATGAAACTTGCTGTAATTGATCGCACCCTTGTTGACCGTCACCATGGCTTCCAAATCAAGCTCGTATTCGCCGGGCTGATAGGCGGCCTGACCCTTCTCCAAACGCACATCAAGCGGATACGCGAACCCGCCTGCTTCCAGCTTGGCCTTCTGCTTGCGCGTGGTGTATTCCCGATCCTTGCCGTCGTCATCCTTGAACGTGCCGACACGCTCATCGACTTCGGCGCTCAACACAGTGACTTTGATTCCGCTCATGGTGTAACCCTTTTTAGGTTTGATTGATCCCGACGATCCGGGTGATTTGATTGACCACATTTGCTGTTACACACGTCGGTGGCCATAACGACGTGCAGCGAATTTCATTAGGCGCAATCGGGAAATAGCTCATCCAATTGATTGGAGATGCGTATCTCTAAATCGAGCTGATGCAGGTTCTTGAAGCGGCCAGGCACGCCGTCGTGGCTCAGGTAGCGCTGCAGGACGGACACGGCGTATTCGGGGCTGCGGCTATTCAACGCGTTCCAGAGGACGCGGAGCGCTGTACCGGCTTGGGTGTCGATGAAATCGATCATGGCCTTGACGGATGGATTGACCATGCGTTCCTTCAATTCCAGCCTGGTCAGCTCACCAATGACCAGGTCAGCGAGGACGGTGTAGGCACTGGCGAAATACTTGCCAGGATCGACAAGCGCGCCCAGCGGCAGATCGATGCGCTTGGCGTACAGACGCAATTCGCAGCGTGTCCAATCGCTCTCTGGGTCGCCGAGCTGCTTACCCTTCTCGTAGATACACAGCTCTTTGTGGCCTTTCTGGCCGACGTAGAAGCTGCATCCCTTGTCGTTGCCCTCGTCGCTGATGTGCTTCGCGTGCGGAGGACGGCCGTTCATGGTGAAGGCGCCATCGTGGTAGGCGTCGCGGAACTGCTGCACGTCGAACCACTTGCCGGTGTGGTCATCAATGGCGATATCGACACGCGTGAGGTGTGCACCCAGATCCTGTGCGATGCGTTCTGCATACGGCCAGCTGGGGACGTTGCTGCACCCCTGCCCTGTCAGACTGATGCATACCTCGCCAGTGTCAGCAACACCGATGCGGCCGCACACGCTGGAAGTCTCATCAATCAGCATGGCGCTACGCTGATAGTTGAAGTTCCACAAGCGCTGCTGCAGGGGTCCGACAACGATGCTGCCGGAGGTGCCGAAGACGTAGGCCACCATCTGCTGGGCGTTCATGCGCTTGAAGAAGTTGACCGCCTTGTCGCTGTCAAAGACCAAGGTGCAGAAGTCGATGATCGGCTTCGATAGCCCTTCGAGGGTCTGAGACTTTTGGCCCGTGTTACTGCTCGGGCCAACCGGGTGCGCCGGGCGATTGCACAGCTGCGCCGGTGAAAAGGGTAGGCAGGAAGCGACCAACACCGTCACAGCGCCACCGCCGAGGTGTTGCCGATCAGCTGGATGCGCTGCTCGATCATCGCCTCATAGGTTTCGACCAGGTCGGCATTGCCGCACTGACGCGACCAGCTGACCAGGTCAAACAGGGTGTGCAACTTCATGCCGGGGATTTCGAACAGGTCAGTCATGACCAACCCCGCTGAAATAGGCGATCAGACCGGCAGGCGTCAGAAACAAGAACACGCCACAAACCCATGTCCACGGCTCAGGCAGGTAGTAGGCACCGATGATGAAAAGGGAGATGAAGGCAGCGAGCGCCCACACGTAGCCGATGCACTTTGCGAACTCCTTCATGCGACGGACCGTCCATACCAATAACCAGAGGTGGCATCCGCCATGAGTTCGGCGCGTTCCTCAGCAGCAGCTACACACGGATCAACGTAGTCCACCGCCAAAGACGATGCGACCAGATCGGCGTAGCTTTCGATAATGAAGACCTGCTCGCGGTGTGCGCGCAGCGCAGCTTCGGCGCGACGGTCAAGAATCCAAGCGACCAATCGGGCGAGGCCGACGATCACGGTCAGCGCGGAAGCGCCGAGCAGTGCCAGTGTGTTGGTGTCCATGAAGCCCCTATCCCCTGCCCCTTGACGCGGACCCCGGAGGGGAGCCGGGGTGCGCGGTGTGGTCCACTAGGACGACACCAGGGCATGTAATCTAATTGGACCACATCTTGTCAACCACGAGGACACCATGGCAGCCGTAGACGAGCTACTTGACAAAGTGAAACAGAGTTGCTCTCTCCCGTCAGATATGGCTTTGGCGACCAAATTGGGAATTCAGCGCCAGCTACTTTCGAAAGCGCGAATGGGCGACAAGCCGCTGTCAGATGAACGAATTGCGCAACTGTGCGCGATGGCAAAGCTGGATGGCGGCGCGTGGATGGCGCGAATTCACGCGGAGCGAGCAGCAACGCCAGCAGAGCGAGCGTTATGGAGATCGGTGTTGGACAGGCTAAGCGCGGCCGCCGCGGTGGTCGCGCTGCTGGTCCTGGCGGTGCACACAGGAGCGCATGAGGCGCTGCTGACGGCCCTCTCCCCCATCGCCATAACGCCAACCTTCTATACATTATGCGAAGTGGCGTGTTGACGCTCCTGTGCGCCCTGGCGGCCTATCAATGCTGGTCCCTCCACAGGAAGCGGACCGGACAATGACGCTAGACACCTACGATCGCGTAGACCTAACCGGCCCTTGGGCCGGTTTTGGTTTTCAGGGGCATCGGTTTTTCACTCCCGAAGGCCGAGATATCGACCCGGTGGGAATGCGGTACTGGTCGCTCACATGCAACATCGCCCGCGAGTGGGCGCTGATGATGGCCGAGGAACGCGAGCGCGTGTGGCATGCCAGACCGGCCCAGGTGATCTACCTACGAGACGTGCTCCGGCGCAGGCGTGAAATGCGGTTATCAGTGGTGGATGACGCCAGGTCCGCCGATCGATCGACGGTGGTGCGTAGGACGCGTGGGCCTCGAACTCCACGGCGCGGGTGAGGCGTTATCCGTAGGGGCGCTGCCCCTACACCCCTACAATGCCGGCTCACCTTCATGGGGGCCATATGAGCTACAGACCGCAGAACAACCACGACGGGCTTTGGTGGGAAATCGCCCTGGGCATCTTCGTTGGCCAGCTGATGACCGCAGCGCTAGCCGGCGTGGTAGCTCTGTGCCTGGGCTACTTCACCATACGCAGCTTCGACGCAGGACTGCCGACACCACTACCGCAACGGCTTTACACACCGCGCTCCCAGCAAACAGACCCGACACCAGTGCAACTACGGCAGCTGGAATCGGACGAAAGATGCATTCAACACAAGCGGTTCCGGCGCCTGTCCAATGGCTGGCAAGAGTTGCCGCACGATCCGTGCTGAATCGTGACGGGTCACGAAACTACATGTCCAACGTGGTAGCCGGCGTGCTTGTGGTCGTCTGATACGGCTTGCTCTCGGGGAACGTGCCCAGGCTGCGCGGAACATGCCCAATCACGACACTTCTTTGGTGATCGCGATCAGCGCCACCGGCGTCACTCCCTGCGGTCGCAACGCCAGCAGCGCCGTCGCTCTTGCCATCAGGCGAGGTGTTATAGAGGCGTGGGTCCTGCTCGCGCACTGGCTCGCGCCAAGGCCAAGCCGTAGCGACAACAGTGTGCTTGCCCGCAACAAGCCGCACACCATATGGATGCACCGTGGCATCGAATCCCAATGCGCGAAGCTGAACAAGGTCCAGTTGCTCAAGTACGATATTCGAAGTGTCGATCCATTGAAGCCATGCACGATCCTGGCCGCCAACCTGGGCAATGGCGGCAACACGGATGCGCCCCTTAGCAGCGAGCTCGATCACGTAGCGCTGTTCCGGCGTCAGGTCCGCAAGAGGATCAGCGACCACAGCGGCGACCGCTTGCTGGCCAGGTGCAGACACCAACTCACCAGGCTTAAACACCTGCCCGACCGCTGGCGTCGATGACGGACCAGCAGCAGCGGCATGCGGTGGCTGTTTGCCCTTGTTGAAGTAGCTGGCGAAGAAATAAAGCCCGACGCCGCCAACGACCAGAAAAATCAGGGCACGCACCGCCATGGCGGCCCACACGTTCTTGCCGCCTTCCTCATAGACCTCCGTGTTCTCCGCACCAGGCGCGTACCCATCGTAGAGGGGAAAAATCACCGGATCGTACTTGAGCGTCTGGCCGCCGACCTTCTCAAATTTGCCCGGTGAGGTGGTGTGGAAATAAGTCACGCGGTACCGGCTTTTCATGCCGACCGCTGTGAGCTTCTGAAACGTATTTTTCTTCTCGATACGTGCTTTAACCGCCGAGTGTAGACGGTTGATCCACTGCGTCATGATGACCGCATCGCCACCGTTCTGACCAAGAAGCGCCCAAAAATTCTCGACAGCCGGCTCAAGCGGCTTGCGCTCGTTGACGTAGAACTCGTGGACCTCATCGATCACCACAAGTGCATCCTTGAAGTCATCCGGAATGCACCATTTGCCGGAAGCATCCTGCGTGCAGGCGAACAGCTTGGCAACGTCCTTGGTATCGACAAGCACGAGCAGATCGAACACGTCCTTTTCCTGCATGCCCAGGTGCTTGGCGATGCGGTCGTGACGCAACCCATTGAGGCGAGCGAACACACGCCGCCCCTTCTTGATGGCGGGGAGAATGTGATTCTTTACAGCGTCGTAGCTCTTACCGGCGCGCGGCACACCTTCGTTGAAGACCAGCATGTCACCAAATCCCGAGCGTCAACACACGACGCAACAAGTAGAAAATCATCGCCGCGCCAACGGCAACGAGCGATGGCCCAATCATGAAAACGTCAGCGAACCAAAGGATGGTGCTACCTGCATTTCCCAACATGCCACCAATGCTCTGGCCTTTCATAAAATCCGGCATCGGCAACAGATTCATGACGTAGAGAACCGCCGAGAGCGTCTGATCGAGCCACATCACAAACAGGTCGCCAATGAAATCGGCGAACGCCTGCCAGATCAATTTGACAGCCTTCCAAATCCATGCAGTTAGATCACTCAACCAACCAACTTGCATACCGTGCCCCTTATGTCACAGCGATGCGCATAGCCGCATACGCGGCAATCGCAAAAATGACCCACCCACACGCACGCAGGAAGCCAAGAAACGTACCGCTACAGTGGAAATCAATCGTCATGGCACTCCACCACTTGGACGCACCCAGGCTAAACACCGGACACGATCCGCCAGACGGAACCGTCATAAAACTGGCGATACCCCCAGCTATGGGCGTAGAGCGCACTTGGGCCGCGAACTTGGACACGACCGACTCCACTGTCTTATCGCTCTTGGTGTACAGATCACCCATCGGTGCACCCGCGCCAGGATCATCGCCGTCACCATCACCATCACCACCACCACCGGAATCAGTCCCAGAACCGGTGCCATCACCCTTGCCAGAACCGTCCTTGCCATAGGTGCTATCAAACGTGGTGACGTTGGAATTGGTGGTCACGCCGCCTCTCGTCTCCGAGGAAGTGCCCTGCCCTGTGACCTTCCAGTCGCCGCCGTTCGAAGGGGCATCCTTAGGGGCATTGATGGCCGCGTTCTCCGGCGACTTGGTTGCGGCCTGATTGTTGTTATCAGCCTTCTTGACACCCGACTCACCGGGAGACCAACAGAACTGTTTGCCGGTGGATGCGGTCGCACACTGCTTGCCATCACTTCGAATGCACATGGTCAAGGTACCGGACTGCACGCAATCCTGATCCTTCACACCCTGCCCTGTCCCATCGCCGTAGCTACACGTTGCACCAGTAGGCTTGGCACCGGCCAAACTGAAATAGGTTTTGCCGCCCGCGCTAAACGTATCAGCGGAGGTAGCAGGCCCCATGGCACAGCCAGCATTGCAACTTGCACCATTACCCAATGCTGACCAACCGGATGTTGACGACGGCCGAGAAGCACACGTCGCGCCTTCCACATATAGACGCGTCCTTGTTTCATAGCGAGGCCCAGGCGAATGACAAGGCGTGACATACGCTTCGTAGGACGACCCAGGATTTTTAACGACACCCGGACACCAACCAGATGAGCCGGAGTTACTCTTGGCCGCTTGTGCAGCCGCCACAACACTTGCAGCAGCGTATGCCGCCCCCTGGTCAGGACACTGCGAGGTAATGACAGAAATGCTAGTAGAACAGGTCATATCCTGCGCAACGACTTCTGACACACCCAAAATGGAGCAAAGGAAAACACATAGCCACAATGCGCGAAACATCACGTGTCCAATCCCTTGACAGCAGCCCAACCGCAAAGGGCACCCATGAATGCACAGAACAGTAGAACGATCATCGTGCCCCCCTGAAAGAGAGAGGGCGACACAGAAGCGCCGCCCTACCCTCACCGCCATTAGCCGAAGAAGCCGGCCACCTTCTTTGCACCCCACTTGGTGAAGCCGACCAGCGCGATCAGCGCGGCAGCACCAACAACAGCGGTCACGGCGTCAGCCGCACTCAGACCCGACAGAATGTCACCCATGTTTTCTCTCCTCGTTGATTGATTGATTTACCGGTCATTGAACATGCCCGCGACGCTGCCGGCGAGGCGTCCCAGGACGAACCACACGATCACCACACCGCAGCAGCCGGTGGACCACGCTACGGCGTCCTCCTTGCTGGGCATCGCGAACGCTTCTTGCACCAGCGCATACACGCCGTATTCGCTACCACTGACGAGCACGTAGCCGCTGCACTCTCCGACCGATTGACCGGTGGGCACCAACGTGCCATCCGCCTGCAAGGCTACGCACACGGCCATGGCTTAAGCCGCCACGCGTGCAGGGGCTTTGACAGCGCGCAACACCTGAAATTTGCTGTAATTGATCGCGCCCTTGTTGACCGTCACCATGGCTTCGATATCGAGCTCATAATCACCAGGCTGATACGGAGGCTGACCCTTCTCCAAACGCACATCCAGGGGATATGCAAACCCGCCTGCTTCCAGCTTGGCTTTCTGCTTGCGGGTGGTGTATTCCCGATCCTTGCCCTCGTCATCCTTGAACGTGCCAGCACGCTCATCGACTTCGGCGCTCAACACAGTGACTTTGATTACGCTCATGGTGTAACCCCTTCTAAGGTTTGATTGATGCCCGCGATTTCGGGCCATTGATTGGCTACGTCTGCTGTTGCCCACGCCGGTAGCCGATGCGACGTGCAGGTGCTGATGACGGCATGCAACGCGTCTGGCGTTGGGCAATGCCGCACGATGAAATTGAGGGTTGCGCCGTATTGGCGCTTGAGGTGCCGGCGCGCACTTTTCCAAGTGGCATCAACAGCAGCTTTCGTAATGTCGATGCGCGTGGCGACGCAGTGCAGGAACTTGAGAACGGGATAGGCACCGAGAAGATAGCCAGCAGGATCGCGCAGCAAATCCAACGGCAATTCCTTGCGGTTGGTGGCGCGGAATTGCGCTTCATAGCGCACCCATTCGGAAGCCTTGTCGCCTTGCTCCCTACCCTTCTCATACACGCGCAGCTGCTTTTCGGACTTCTTGCCACCGACATAGAAGGTCTTGCCGTCGCCGCTATCGTGATCATCCACGGTCTGCGCCTTGGGGCGCTGTCCACGATTGTCGAACTCGCCCGACGCATACCAGCTTTGCGCCAACTTCAAGGGGTATTTGCCCAACAGGTCATCGGCGGCAACGTCCACACGGGTCAATCGTCCAGCGCAGCTTTCGAGCTTCGCTCGAAGCTCCAGCCACCGCTTCGCATGGCCGCAGCGCGCTGCGCTCAACACTCCACACCCGGTGCCGGTCAACTCGATACGCGCGGTGTAGGTGCCATCTGCACGGCGGCAGTGCTCACCGCCCAACTCGATCAACCCGACGTGCTGGCCGTCGCGGTCGGTGATACGCACGCGCCACAGATAAAACCGCCCCGGCCCGGCCTTTTCGTCAAGTTCCAAGCCCAAGCCGGCGAAGAACCAGCAGAACACTTGCAATGCGACCGCACGGGCGTTCTCGGCGGTGACGTCCATCCATTCGCGGACCTCTTCGGGGTCGTCGTTGACGAACACACCGGCTTCGCCGAGGACGGCACGCAAGTCCACAGAGGCGGAAAACCAGTCAATGGCGACCGTCAGGGTGCCATCGGCATTCCTGAATTCACTGACTCCCCTGTTAGACGAGGGGAGTCCCAGATCACGCGAGCCGTCAGCCATGCGCGTAGAACTCCACAGCAGCGGCTTCACAGGCACGAGCAGCACGGCGCGAGGCGTGCACGCTCTGCGATATGCGAGACGACGACGGCGCTCATGCAACCACGTCCCATTCGACAAACTCCAGCTCGCACAGGGAAGCGAGGGCTTCACGCGCCTCCGCAATGCACGCGCGGTCCTTGGCGGCATCGCGCTGGTATCCAGCCGCTACCTTTGCAGATGCGTCACGATTGGGATTGCGTGGATTAAGCGCACGGCGCTCGAAGTAGCGAGCCCGTCTGGAGGTGCCGCGTTCAAGCCAAATCCACCATGCCAAGCGGTCACGAAGGCTTTGCACATCGACGGGGGCGCTCATGCGACAGACTGCCCATACCAATAGCCAGAGGTCGCATCCGCCATAAGTTCGGCGCGTTCCTCAGCAGCAACTACGCACGGATCAACGTAGTGCACCGCCAAAGACGATGCGACCAGATCGGCGTAGCTTTGGATAATGAAGACCTGTTCGCGGTGTGCGCGCAGCGCAGCTTCGGCGAGACGGTCAAGAATCCAGGCGACCAATCGGGCGAGGCCGACGATCACGGTCAGCGCGGAAGCGCCGAGCAATGCAAGTGCGTTGGTGTCCATGAAGCCCCTATCCCCTGCCCCTTGACGCGGACCCCGGAGGGGAGCCGGGGGTGCGCGGTGTCATACGGCGTAGGACACGAGGTGCATGTAACATGAGAAAGGACACTTCTGTCAAACGGTATATGACGTGGACACCATAAATAAATTACTTGACACGGCGCGGAAAGCATGCTCGCGCGACTCAGACAACAGCGTTGCGCTGTCGCTTGGCGTGTCGCGGAATTCGGTTTCGGTGTGGCGCAAAGGAGGCAAGATCACAGACACACACCTGATGGCGCTCATTGAACTGGCACAGGCCGATCCGGCGTTGGCCGTGAAGGTGCGCCAGGAAGAGGCAGCATCGCCGGCAGAAAAGAAGGCGTGGAGTGCGCTGTGGGACAGACTGTCCCCGGTCACTACGGTGATCGGGGGGCTCGCACTGGTGGCAGTAGGCATGCACGCAGGGGCGCATGAGGCGCTGCTGACGGCCCTTTCACCGCTAGTAATAACCGACCCTCTATACATTATGCGAAATGGGAGGCCAGGCCAGCCGGCATGCCAACCGGCAGCTTTTGCGTCGGCTGGACCGCGCCAAGCGTTTCCAGGATGACCGCTATCGGCTCCGGCTGACCCACCTCACCGCGGCCAAGCTGCTCGATGTCAGCGTGCGCACCCTACAGAATTGGGAGTCCGGCAAGACCCGCATTCCCCATTCAGCGTTCAAATTGGTGCGGCTGCTGGCGAGCTCTCTCGTGAGAAGCGCCAGGCCGAGCGCGCCCAATCCACCGGCGGTTCTTCCTCGATGTCCGAGCCGTACGAGCTCGTGGCCGTTGCCAAGTCGCTCCTGAATCAGGTACGCTCGGCGCCATCTAGCCTCCCCGGTCGCAAGACCAGCAGTGAGGCACCCCAGGCGCACGGACTGACGGTACCCGACGCGTGTGAACCTAGGGCTCGGGTGTCTGTAGCAAGCTGCGGCCCGCAGGATCCAACTAAGGCAGCTCATCACCCCGGCACCAGGGGGGGTTGGGGGGCCTTAGCTTGACCCCCGAAGACCGCCCGAAATCAGCCGCTCCCCGCCTCAAGGGAGTGTGCAAATGAACGACCGACCCCTCTATTCCGCAGGCGGTATCGTCCCCCGTAACCACCGTGAATTCGTTCTTCGTCAGGGCACTCAAGGTTGGTACTGGCATACCGCCGGCTACACCACCCCCGAGCAGTGCGCGTTTGTTGGGAAGGACACTCTCGGGCGCCTCGTTAAGCAGGCGCATTCGGCTGCGACAGCCGCAGTCACTCCGCCGCAAGGTCAGCCTTTTACAGATCCGGATGCTGATTCTGGCTTGCCCTACGCGACGGCTGAGGCGTTCTACGACGCCTTGATGCACAGCTTCTCTGCCGCACTTGAGGAGCACGCACGGGTCCATGGACACCAGTTTCGTAATACTTGGCGCGGCGCTGGGTCGTACGAGCGCGCCCGGGGGTGGTTATGAGCCGCGTCCTCACCCTCTCTCGCCGTGCCCGCCCCGCTTCCTGGCAGTGGCGTCGTACTGGTTACACCTGCGCCGAAGAGTGCTCAGTCATCGGCCGCGCTGCGCTTGTCCGCTATGCCAAAGAGGCCTGGGAAGCTGCGATCGACGCTGTCCAGCCCGATGATGGCTCTCCGTTTATCGATGAAATTGGGGCTCCCTGGGCGGACGCCGAAGTCTTCTACAACGCATTGTTGGACCATCTGGCCACACGTTTGCTTGAGCGTGCACGCCGCAATGGTCACCAGTACATCGGCGTGCAGGAGTGCGTCCGATGAGCGACTACGAGCACAACATCCCGGCCTACCAGGGCACCCTGGCCGCCTTCAACAAGATGCTCGATCAGCTCGATGAGTGGTGGGCGCATGAGCAGCAGCAAGGACCTGTCAGCCTGCGCCGGCGTATTGCGGTGCGTGGCGTGCGTGGCGACCTGGTCAGCAACATCGATGGTATCGAGAAGCTCATCAAGACTGCGCAGCTGATTGACGGCGCTGCGCCCGCCAATAAGACCGCCCCATTGGGGCGGTCGCTGGCGGGCACTGCGTCGTCTATGACTCCGGCACGACGCAGGCTCTGCTCTTGATCATCTTGACCGAACAGGCAGGCTCGCCCTGCCCCCTGGCAGCGACCCTGGGCGCTGCCGGCGAGTACCGGGCGCCCGGGGTGCAGGGGTGGAACCCCTGCGGCTATGGCGCATGGATGCGCCGCCTTTTTCCGGTCCGGACCCGGCTTCTTGCTCTCTCAGGTCCTGACATAACATCAAATGGCGACCGCTTTTTCTGTCAATTAAAATGGAAGGAATTGCCGGTCGAGATAATCCATGATAATAATTGCCGCACAGGGGTGATTAACTATGTCGATTAACTCGGCACGATATACATTATGCGAAATTGGCTATCTGTGCCGCGCTTGCCCGGCTTCGCTGGATCTGGCTTTGGATCAAGACTTGCCTGCCGAACCGTTCCCCTAGCGAAACGGAACCCACCGTGCCTGTTGGCGAACAATGCCCGAACAGCTGCGCGGCAGATCTACAGATGCGTAGTGACGAACCATGTGGAACTGACAGGCCCTTGGCCAGGCTGGCGAGCAGTCGATGGTCAAGGTCGTTGTGGTGGATCTTGGCGAATGGAGAGACGGCCACTTCGGCAGAACAGCCCGTCGCCGCGCCCGCGTTGCGGGATAAGGCGTTATCCGTAGGGGCTATGCCCCTACACGCAAATCACCTGCATGCATTGTGGACGACGTTGTCCCAATAGCTGGATAGCGCAAAGTCACGATGTAGGCCGGCAGCCTCATAGGCAGCTGCCCGGCTTGCCTTGGCGCTTTGGCACGTAGATCCGTTTGCACTGTCAGTAACAGTGGCGCCACCGGCATCACCACCAGAAGATGTGTTGCGTGCTTTGAGTTGACGGTCGATGCGATAGAGACGCCATTTCTCTGCGTTGCTTTGCTCAGGAACAGGGGTAGCGTCCCAAGCCTTCTCGGAGTGGCCGGAGGTGCACGGCGCTGACTGATAAACGACCTGGCCGCGTTCGCGGCACTTATGCACCTGCTGAGCTTGAACAGGCACCGCGGTAGCTAGCGCCAGCACTATTGCAAATCTCGCTTCCATGCATTTCCCCTTGTTCTAGGGAAATGATAGCTCGTTAGGAAACAGATTTTCGTGACGCGTACCAATGCGGCGGCGATGGCGATGTTGTCGATAAGCCCTAAAACAACAGCACCCACCATGCAGAGGGTGAAACGAAATGCAACAACGTCTGCGGCGTCTTTGCTGACAAGGGGGCCTTTTCGTGATGCATCACGATTTCATCTCACGGGCGCGCATGCGCCGATCCGCAAGCAATGCCAGCGCAGTGTCGGCCTCGCTATTGGCGAAGGCATAGTGCAACGAGTCGATAGTCGCAGCGATGGAAACCTCTTTCTCGGACTGGCCGAGATAGGCCATAGATTCTTGCTTGCGCTTGCGCCGATAGTCCCTTGCACGCTCGGGGGCGCTCATGGCCTCGCCGTAGTTGGGTGGCCTGCCCTGCTTGCGCGGAAGCTGCATTTCTAAGGTGCCGGGGTCTTTTTCGTCACGCATATCACATTACGCCTTGTTCTTGGCTTCGCAGCGCGAGGCAGCGAACCAGCGGAACCGGTGAAACTGCCGCCCTTGGCCTGTGGCGACTCTGGGAATGTGCCATGTGTTCGTATCGCCTTGCCGACCACGCTGCCAGGGTTGGCGTGTTGCCCGGCCATTGGCTGCTGTGGCTGCGATTGTTGCTGCTGTTGCTGGCCACCCTGCCCGTGCGGCCATAGGGGTGGTATGGAGCGCCGTGACCGGCCACCGTGCGGCACTGCGGCTGGTCTAGCTCGTATCGGGTGCCCTGCTCGGTGAAACAGCTGCACGAGGCTTCCTGCATGCGGCCGGCAGCATCGCGCCCAGTGAGCGAGGACATGCAGTGCCGCTCGGGGTCGGCGGTGACTTCGCGCTGATCGTAGGCGGGCGCGATCCAGGGCATCGAGCCGAATCGGGGTTCGTGGAGCCTCGCATATTCAGTGCGCGTTCCGAAGTTGCGTCGTGATCCGACCAATCCACCGCCCCTGCCGGCCGATACTGCGCGCAATGTCGTGCTGGTGCACGGCGCCTTCGCCGTTGGTTCCGGATGGCGCAATGTTTATGACCGCTTGGTCAAGCGGGGCTACCACGTCTCTGCACTCGCGCCCGATGCCGGCGAGACCACCGCGCAGTTGTACCAGGGCTTCGCTCCCACGCCTGAGTTCGTCATCGACACCCGACCCGACGGCTTCGGCTTCGTGCGTCCTGCCAACTTCAAGGCCGGCTTCGCCAGTGATGTCAGCGATGCCGATGCAGCGTTCATGGCCGCGCCCCAGGTGCCGATCAAGATGGCCGCATTCGGCGAGCGTCTGCAACACGCAGCCTGGAAGACCAAGCCGAGCTGGGCGGTGATCGCCACCGAAGACAAGGCCTTCGATCAGGCCATGTTGCTGCACATGGCCAACGTATCGGCGCGGACATCATTACCGTGCCGGGAAGCCACGCTGTTCATCGCGCAGTCCCAAACCGTGTCCGATGTGATCGACCGCGCTGCGCGCGCCGCTGCGACAGAAGCCAAGTCCAGGTTCACACCAGCACGGAGGCCGGCTGACGCTGCTTGA